GGGATATATTAGTAATGTCCAGTAAACTAGAATCTAATAAAAAATATTATAGAACTATTAAAGGTATTTGTTGTAGATCATTTAATCATTGTAAGACTAGAGTTAAGAAACATAATTTAGATTTTAATTTAGATCTAGATTATTTATATTCTATTTACCCTAAAGATAGTAAGTGTCCTATATTAGGTTACACTATGAAACCGTCACAAGGTAAAGTAGGTGGTGGTAATCATTCACCTTCATTAGATAGAATTGACCCGCGTAAAGGTTATGTAAAAGGTAATGTTGAATGGGTTTGTCTTTTAGCTAACAAGATGATGTCAAATGCTACTGGAGAAGACCTAATAAGATTTAGTAAATGGATTAACAAAAGATATATTGAGAGGCAATAATGGGAAAAACAACAACGTTCATTAAACACACTTCATGTGAAAGCTGTGGCTCGTCAGATGCAAACGCAGTTTATTCAGATGGGTCTGCTTTTTGTTTTAGTTGTAGAAAAACTACACCTAAAGGAACTGAAGATACAGAAGTAGAATTTAAAGTAGTACAGAGTCAATTAACTTTAGATGAGATAGGTGAATTACCTGTAGATACTTTTAGAAATATTTCTAAGAAGGTTTTATATAACGCTGGTGTTAAAGTTGAGTATGATGAGAATAGAAATATAGTCAGCCATTATTACCCATTAACAAGAAACTCTAAGATTAAAGCCTATAAAAAGCGTATAGTTTCTACTAAAGAGTTTAGAGTAATAGGTCAACTAGACGTACCTGAATTATTCAATCAGGTTAATTGTGGTAAACGTAAGAACTTAGTTATCACAGAAGGTGAAGTAGATTGTTTATCAATACTTGAAATGTTGACTAAAGCTAAAGCTCAGTTTGATGTTGTGTCCATAGTTAATGGTGCTCAATCAGCTAGAAGAAATATTGCTAGTAACTTAGAGTTTGTAAATAAATATGATAAGGTCTTCTTAGCATTTGATAATGATGCACCTGGAATAGAGGCCGCTAAAGATGTAGCAAGAATAATAAAACCAGGTAAGGCTCACATTGTTAACTCAATACATAAGGATGCTAACGATGCACTTACTAAAGGTTTAGGTGATCATTATCTACAAGATGTATGGGGTGCTAAAACTTATAAGCCTGATAATTTTGTTAGTGGTGAAAAAGTTTGGGTAGCGTTTAAGGAACGTACAAATACTAAATCTGTACCTTATCCTGATTGTATTAAAGGTTTAAATGATAAACTATTAGGAATGAGATTAGGTGAGATTACTTTATTCACATCTGGTACTGGCTCAGGTAAATCTACTGTAGTTAAAGAAACTATATTAAATTTATTAGAGAAGACTGATAGTAAAATAGGTTTAATATCTTTAGAAGAATCTATAGGTGATACAGCTACAAGATTAATTGGAATGTCTATTAATAAAAATATTAAATTTCCAAAAGATGTATCTGAAGAAGAGGCACGTAAAGGATATGAAAAAGTATTTGGTGATGAAAGATTAATTCTTTTAGATCATCAAGGTAGTGTCCAGGACAATTCACTTATAGAGCGTATCGAATACTTGGCGGCTCTAGGATGTCAGTATTTAATCCTAGACCATCTAACCATAGCGGTAAGCCAGGGAATTGATAATGTAACTGGTAATGAGGCTGTAGATAAAGTTATGTCTGATTTGTTAAAGATAACAAAACGCTATAACATACACCTTACCTTAATATCACACTTACGTAAAAGTTCTGGTGATAGTAAATCATTTGAAGAAGGTCGTATGGCATCTTTAGATGATATTAAAGGTTCAGGTAGTGTAAAACAAATTAGTTTTGACATTATTGCTTTTGCAAGAAACATGATGGCTAGAGAAGAGCATGATAGAAATGTAGTTAAGTTTGCAGTTCTTAAATCTAGATTCTCTGGTTTAACAGGTCATTGTGGTGAGGCTATTTACAACAATGATACTGGTAGATTGAACTATCATGAAAGTCAAATTGCATTTAAGGAAATATAAAATGGATAAATATTATGTGTATAAACATACCGATAGGGGCAAAGTAGTCTATATCGGTATGGGCACTAAAGGTAGGGCTTGGGAAGTATATAAAAGATCTCCTGAACATAGTAAGTTTCTAGTTAAATGTTTACATAAAAATATATCATCTATTAAAATTATTAAATACTTTGATAATAAATTAGATACATATAAATATGAGGCTAAACTTATAAATTATTATAAACCTAAATATAATTTAACTTGGACAAAAGCTTATAAGGATTCAATTTCACCTAAAGGCCGTAAAGTTTCTTTAGCTACTAAAACTAAAATAAGTGAAAGTCAAAAAGGTGAAAAAGGTTTTTGGTACGGTAAAAAACAATCTGAAGAAATTAAATATAAAAGAATGGTAAGTGACCCTAGAAGGGAACCTATCACTTATCTAGGTAAAAAATATAATTCTATTAGAGAGTGTTGTAGAAAAACGAAAATACCTTATTC